TCTTGCTAGTATTGGTTCTAAACTAGGAATATTTGGCTAATGAGTAGAATTTTAAGAAGACCGATGTTTAGAGGTGGTCCGGTAGATAGCCGTGGTACTGGTATTACAACAGGATTAGATCAACCGCGGATCGGGGCTAGAAACGGAAGATTTTTTGGTGACACTGGAAATCCATTCGTAGCTAAACCAATTACCAGACAAGGTATAATAGATGCATACACACCAAGAGGAATACCACAACCATTTATAGATTTCTTTAGAGCTAACCAAGCAAATCAAATACCATCTAGTAGATTTAGAACTACAACTCCAGGATCAAGTATAGAAGATGCAGAAGGTTTATTTGCAAGTGCATCAGGTGCATCTGATGTTACTAAAAATTTAGGTGATTTAGAATTTAGTGTTATTGACGACATAAGAGAAACAGATCAAGAGGGAAGAGCTGATTTTACAGATGATGTTGAAAGAGATACAGGATTAGAAGCTATAAGACAAGAAAATATAGATAAAATGGATACTTCACCAACAGTAGTTAAAACACCTAAAGGTGACGATGACGAACCAGAAGTCACTATGACTGATCTTGAAAAAGCTTTAGGATTAGACAGAGCTAGACAAGAGTATGCAGCAGATGCATTAGCTGCAGCATCAAAAGCATTCTTTGAAGGTAAAGGTTTTGGTGCGATAGCAGACGCAGCGGCTGTTAAGAGTAAAGCACCAGATATTAAGAGAGTTGCAGCACTAGAAGAGTTTAAAGCTAAAAAAACAGCAGAACTTTTTGATAAAAAACAAAAAGCCCTTAGAGAACAAAAAGAAGGAACTAAAGGAGCTTTTCAAAAAAAATTAGAAACAATTACAAGCCAAAAAGAAGGCACTCAAGGACATATAATAGCATTAGCTGAACAAAAACTTCAACCAACCATACAAGGTCAAATTGCGGCTTTAACCAGTAAAAATTTTGTAAGACCAAGTCCTGCTGAAATTAAAGGACTAATGATTGCATATTATCCTCAATCATATAGTGTTGGTAATGTTGTTTCTGCAACAGAAGAAATGGCAGGGAAAAAAGCAGGGACTTATATTACAGAAGACGCAACAACTATAATTTTTTGGGACGGAGAAAACGCAACAACTCAGTCAATTTAAAGTTAGGAGACCTTAATGCCAACGGTAGCAGAACTTCTACAATCTAAACAAGAATCTCAAATAATCGGCCCAGAAGAAAATAACGAAGTAAGTACAATTGCTTCTATCTTTGCAGGTATTGGATCTGGTTTTATTGACATACCAAAAGGTTTGTTTTCACTAGGTGCAAGTATCTACGATCTAACAAATGACACTAACAAAGCAGCAGAGATAGAAAAATACTTTGACGATCTTACAAACCTAGATGAGATGGCAGAAGCCACAGCTGCAGGTAAGATTACAAAACTATTAACTAACGTTGGTCTACCAGGTGGTCTTGCATTTAAGGCAGGAACAAGTTTAGCCGGTAAAGCAGTACAAGCTAAAAAAGCTGGTAACTATTTTAAAGTAACAGGTGCAGATGGTAAAGCTTTACGTAACGCTGCAAACACAGCAGATC